GGCATCCAACACGGGGGCGACGTAGGGGGCTTCAAGGTGCTGCTGAACGCAGCCGCGCAGACAGCCGCCGCGACCACTGCGCCCTGTGTACTGATGCTGGTTGACCTGCTGGGTTTCTACCCGGTCACCAGCGTGACCACCACGGGCGCGCAGACCCTGAACAACACCGTCACCCTGCCGCGCTACACGGATGGCGCAGGCGTGCAGGCGTTCATCACTCCGTCCACCGTGATGGGCGCAGCCACACCGAGCATTTCCATCGGATACACCAACAGCGCCTCGACCGTTGGCCGCGCTACGCCTGCGACGCTGCCCATTGGCAACACCGCAGCCGCCGTGACCAGCGTCGTCTACTCCGGCACTGGCGCGGGCAAGTTCGGCCCATTCATGCCGTTGCAGGCCGGTGACGCCGGTATCAAGTCCGTGCAGAGCATCAACCTGTCCGCGTCCTACGTGTCGGGCGTGCTGAATCTGGTGCTATGCAAGCCTCTGCTTACGCTGCCGATTACCACGCTGGGCGTGACCGCAGAACGTGATCTGGTCAACCAGTTTGCTTCGATGCCCAAGGTGTATGACGGCGCTTGCCTCGCATGGCTCATGCTGGCTGGTGCCGCCACCCCAGTCGCATCGCCTATCTCTGGTCACTTGGAATTTGGCTGGTCTTGATATGGCCCTGCACGGCAACCGCTCCGTACTGCACAAAAGCCCTGTTCGCTTTCTGAACGGTGGCGCGGCCATCCTGCGTAGCAACTTCGGCAAGCACGGGATGGTGCGCAACAGCTACCAAGTGTTTGCCGCCACTGCTGCCATCCCTTACGGGTACTACGGTGGTCGTGGTGCATGGGTGCAACCAAAGAAGGGCGGTGCGGTTTCGGGCGTCAACGCCATCGCGCTGACCATCGGCGCATCGGGCGCAGGTTCGATGGGTAAGAACACCAGCGGCACGGCGTCGATCACGTTCGACCTGTCGGGTGTCGGTGGCCTCATTTCGTCGGCCTCTGGTGTTGCCTCCATCTCCCTGGGCGCATCGGGCAACATCTTTGCGTCAAAGTCAACGAGCGGCACAGCAGGAATTACGCTGGGCGCGACAGGAACGCTCAAAGCAACCGGAAAGATTCAAGGCACAGCACCGATTAGCCTTTCTGCCAACTGGACACCCTACGCAGTAGGTTGGATCAGCGGAAGCACAGCAAGCGGCGGAGTGTTGACTGAGGCATCAATCATCGCTGCCATGAACGCCAACCCACCGAAGGTGAACATCGCCAAGGTCAACGATGTGCCAGTAACCGGAACAGGTGCCCCAGGAAACGAATGGGGGCCGTAAATGGCGTCCTCATTCAAGGGTTGGGGCGCGGCCTGGGGTGAGTCCTGGGGGGCGACCACCGATAGCGGCTTCATTCGTGGAACAGCAACCATAACGCTTAGCGCAACCGGCGCTATCGAAGGCATTTACTTCCCGCCAGTGCAACCAGAAAACGGGCCCTCTGGTGGGGCCAACTGGACACGCGGCTACAAGCCGACACATGACTACTTCACACCGCGCCGCCGAAGCAGGCGCGATGAAATTCTCTTCCTGAGAGGTTGAAAAAATGAAAACAAAACACTTCGACGTTGGCTTTGAAATTAAAGCGGTCAACGCTGACGGCACCGTCGAAGGTTACGGCTCGGTCTTTGGCGTGCGGGACAACTATGACGACGTGATTGCCAAGGGCGCATTCATCCAATCCCTGAAAGACCACAAGGCGGCGGGAACGATGCCCGCCATGCTCTGGCAGCACGATGCAGACAAGCCTATCGGCGTCTGGACGGAGATGGTCGAGGACGAGAAGGGCCTGCGTATAAAAGGCCAACTCGCCATGGAAACGGTGAAGGGCAAAGAGGCACACGCGCTGCTCAAGATGGGCGCGCTGAATGGCCTCTCCATTGGGTTCATGTCCAAAGAATGGGCCTACGACCGCGACACGGAAGTGCGAACCCTCACCGCCATTGACCTGTGGGAAGTCTCCCTGGTCACCTTCCCCGCCAACGAAAAGGCGCGGGTCACCAATGTGAAGTCTGCCGACGAAATGGCGACTCCAAAAGATGCTGAAAAAGCCCTGCGTGATGCCGGGTTCAGCAAAAGCGACGCGACGGCCTTTGTGTCGCGCGTCATGCGGATGGGAGAAGTGCGGAGTGATTCTGCGAATTCGACCGCCGTGGCAATGAAGGCAGCCGACCGGCTGCTCCGTTCCCTCACATCCTAAGAAAGAACCACCATGCGTAAAGCAAACACCCTCCTGGCCGTGATGGCCGTTCACATGGCTGCTTTTGCCGCCAAGGCCCAAGCTGTCGGCGCCTACGAAAAGCGCGACGAACCCAGCGTCAAGTCTGTGGCCGAGGCCCTGGACAAGATCGCCACGGCCTTCGATGAGTACAAGAAGACCAACGACGCCCGCATTGAAGCAGTGAAGTCCGGCGCTTCTACAGAAGCCCTCGACGCCAAGCTCGCCAAGATCGACGCCCACATCGACAGCCTGGGTGAAATGAAGTCCAAGCTGGAAAAGATGGAAACTAAGCTGTCGCGTCCCGGCGTGATGGATGGTGGCCGCCAAGAAGGCGAAAGCAAAGAAGCTGTGGAATACCGTCACGCCTTCCTCGATTGGATGCGCGCGCCCAACGACCACGAGCGCCAGCAAAAGACTGCAGCCGCAGCGAAGCAGTTGGAAGCCAAGAGCCGCGATGGCCGCGAAACCCGTGCCACGCAGACCGTGACCTCGACCGGCTCCGCTGGCGGCTTTGCGCTGCCCGAGATCATCGAACGCCAGATTGCCCGCCTGTCGGTGGACATTTCGCCGATCCGCCAGATTGCCACCGTTCGCACTGTCGGCAGCCCTGATTACAAGGAGCTGTTCGATGTGAACGGCGCGGGGTTTGAGTGGCTGGGCGAAACCGACGCCCGCAACCAAACCAATACGCCTGACCTGGCAGAAGTCGCGCCCACGTTCGGCATGGCCTCTGCCAAGCCCCAGGCGTCGGAAGAATCGCTCGACGATCTGTTCTTCGATGTGGAAAGCTGGCTGGTCAGCTCGGCCGCCGAAGCCATTGCCCAGGGCGAAGGCGCTGCATTCGTGTCGGGTAACGGCACCAAGAAACCCACCGGCTTCCTGGCTGGCCCCGCCCCTGTGACCACTGCCGACAGCGCCCGCGCTTTTGGCACGCTGCAGTACATCGCCTCCGGCCAAGCCGCCGCGCTGCCAACCAGTGCTGACATCTTCTATGACCTGGTGTACTCGCTGCGCGCTCGCTACCGCAATAACGCCCAGTGGGTAACGTCCAAGCTGGTGCTGGCGGCCCTGCGCAAGTACAAGGACACGAACAATCAGTACCTGTGGCAACCCGCCCTGACCGCAGGCCAACCAGCAACCTTCCTCGGCTACGGCATCACCGAAGCCGAAGACATGCCTGCTGTCGGTGCTGGTGCGTTCCCGCTCGCCTTTGGCGACTTCAAGGAAGGCTACCTGATCGCTGATCGCGTCGGCATGCGCATCACCCGCGACGAAATCACGACCCCCGGTTTCGTGAAGTTCTACGTGCGCAAGCGCGTTGGCGGCAAGCTGCGCAACACCCAGGCAATCCGCGTGCTCAAGGTGGCTGCAGCCTAATCAACAAAGGCCCTTCGGGGCCTTTTCTTTTGGCACTCCCATGAAACTCACCATCAAACAAGACTTCACCTACTGGCACGGCGGCTGCAGGCGCGTTGACTACGTTGCCGGGCAGGAGGTTGATGCCGACGACCAGGAAATGATCGCCGTTGCGCTGTCAGAAGGCTGGGTGACGGACGGGGCGCCAAAAGAAAAGGCATCCAAGCCGCCCAGCAACAAGGCCCACAAGGCCGCGCCGGAGAACAAATGAGCTTCATCCAACTGTCCGAGGCCAAGATCCATCTGCGTGTTGACGGCACCGATGAAGACGCCCTGATCGGCATCTACATCAACGCCGCAGAGCAGGCCGCTAGCAAGGCGATGGACAGAGGCGTTTATGCCGATGGCACAGCGCTGCAG